TTAAATTCTATAATCAAGCTTTTTAGATGACTATAATAAAGAATTCCGTCAGCTTTTGAGCTATAAAGAATGCAATATACATCAGCCTGCCCGCCAAGTTTGAGTATCATATTTCTGTAAGTTGGCGAACCATTATTCGTTGCCCACGCTCCGGCCGCAACTCCAAATAAAAGCTGGTAATTTTCATATGTTAGATTCGCAAATTTTCCAACTCCAACTTTTTCCAGACTCCCCATTTCGTCCACATATTTTTTCCTTGCCGCCTGATTATCCGCAGTCGGGTTGCTTGCCGGTAAAACAGGAATAGAGCCAAAAGTTTTAACATCATTGACGGTTTGGTTGCCACTTGTCTTAACATTCGTGCTATCTTTGGTATCCACATAACTTTTAGTTGCTTTCTGTGAAGCAACCTTACTATCGCTATTTGCCGCCAGCGAAGTATCGGTATCTACATTCGCAGTATCAAATTTTTCGTTGATATGCGAAGCCTCAATTGTCTCTCCATTTGAATGAGTTGCCATAATTTTTAAGAGTTAGCGATTGTAATTACATATTCACAATCAATATCCTGTCCGCTTGTTTTTGTGTAAGCGGGCGAAATCAGCGACCTTGCGAATAATTGCGTGCCGCACCAAATAGCAAATTCCTTGTATGTTCCGTCTTCAAGCTCCCCGTCATTCATAAAAAAATGGAAAGTTGCCTCGTCGTCATCGGTTTCCGCGCGGGTGGCAATTTGGATATTTTCCAAAACCGGCGTCACCAAGTCGGTATCGGCATCGGTTGGCGCGGTATCGCCCGTTCCCACCGAAGCCGAAGTTATCTCCAAATCATAGGTAAAATCGCCCAAGATGTTTTTGATGGCGATATTCGCGCCGCGATTTTCGCTTAAAACAATCAGATTTTCAATCCAGTCGGTCCGCTTGATTAACTTTTTCGTCCCCGCCTTATATATATTGAAGCGGTATCTGCCTTTGAAGATTTTTTTTGATTGCAATTTCATAATTTTATGAATAAGTGGCAAATCCGTATCTCGCCGTGCCGTATAGATATGGCGCGGAACTCACCGCATAATCAAAGTCTATGTCGTCGGTAATCCCTAGCCCGTCGGCAAACTGCGCCAGCGTCAACAAGTTTTCGGGGTCAAACTCCTTGATCGTGCGGTATCTAATCAGTCTTTGAAGCAACTGGATAATTCCCATCGTCCTCATCGTGGCCAGCTTCACCGACCAAACGGCTTTGTCTTTGGCAACATATTTTGCCGAAACTTTCTGGATGAGAAAATCCTCGTCAACTCCCATCAATTCCGAATTGACATTGATTATCTGGCCGCTTCGCAGTCCGGCGACATCGGTTTCAAACTCTCCCTCAATCACGCCGTCTTTGTAGGCCGCCAACTGTGCCATTGCGTATTGGTAGGCCTCGGATCGGCTGGTGATGGATTTGTCTTCTTTGAAAAACTCATATTCGCCGTATTCGTTGATTGAGTTCCATTCCGGTATTTTCACCAAAATCGGAAACATTGGAATTCCGGTAATCTCAACTTTCTTGCTTGCCATACTGCTTTTAAACCGCAACGATTTTTGTTCGTATGACCAAAAGCAATCCGCTTCCTCTTCTCCGGTGAGATAATCAACCCCCACATCCACCGCCACGCCGTCAACCTCAACCGTCGGCTCTTCGGCGAATTTATTGGCCAGCGGGAATATCATCTGGTCTTCAACTCCGATATAGGTTTCGGTGCGCTCAACCCCGCGCTCTTCACTGCCGCGGATGGTGACCGAGTTCCTTATCTGGTCAATGCTGTCGGTAATTTCCAAAGTGTTTTTTAACGCGTTGCCGTTGTCATCGGTGATAGAAAACGGGGCCGCATTATCTTCCTGCGCGAAAAAATGAATGTCCTTGTCGTAATCCACATACCAGTAATATCCGGTGGCTTCGCTTAATTTTTCCAAGCATTCGGAAACCGTCATCCGGTTAAACAGCATTGTTTTAATTTGAATGTCGCAATCAACATTATTGACCGTAAAATCCGGCGCGTATTCGCTCACAATATCGGTAATGATGTAATTGGCCGTCTTGTTGGCATAACTTTTCAAAACCAGCTTGCGGTTCAAATACTGCGTGTAATCGCAACATTCAACCTCAAACACCACCCGGCGCCCGTCAACCAGCGATTTTTTAACCTGCGTAATCGCCCCGCCAAACTCTGTCTGTCCGTCAATTTGCATCACGACTTCCTGATTGACTTCGGGAACAAATCCGTGTCCATCGGTTTTATCCACGCAAAAAGAAAGCGTATCTTTTTCCTCGTTGATCGCGTCCGTTTTGCTTATCGTGTCAAAATCAATATCATCCGTGCGGTCAATTCCAGATATAGAAATAGAAATATTCATTTTACAGTTTCATCGTTTTCTTTAATTTCTCCATAATCTTGTCCCCAATCTCATCGGCGGCATCACGATCCAGGTAGTAGCCGCCCTGAATATAAACATTGAAAGTTGCGCCCGCGTATGCCGGCGCCGGATTAAACGCCCGGGAAAGCGGCACGACCGCCTCCGGGCCGGCCTCGCCAATCATTGCCAGTGTCGGGCGGTTGACGATCCCGCCTTCGGCAAGCATTGGAATTGTTGGCAAACTAATAACGCTCATTCCCAGAGTTTTACTTCCCGCTCGCGTGATGGAATTAAGTGCATTAACAACCGAATTTATGCCTTTAATAATAAAATTGATTGCACCCTTAAATGTATTTTTAATTCCCTCCCAAACTGATTCAAAAACATCAGACAGCGCATTCCACATTGATGTCCATACATCGCTTATCGGTTCTGCAAATTCATTGAATTTATCGGAAATCCATTGCCAAGCGTCGCCAACAACCGTTTTTATTCCCTCCCAAATCGGGCTGATAAATCCGCTGATTGCCGTCCATACCGCATTCCAAACATTTTGCACCATTCCCAAAGCCGAACTGAAAGCCGCCTGAATTGTCGTCCAAGCCACTTGTAGTGCGCTGATTATTGTTTGCATTGTGGCAACAATATCAATTCCAAACAGATTAAAGTATTCAATCACCAACCCCACCGCCAACGCCGCGCCAAATTTAAATACTTCCTTAATTCCTTCCCACACGCCGCCAAAAAAGTCTTTTATTCCTCCCCAAATTGATTGCGCGGTTGAAACTATTTCATTCCAAACCCCAGAAACAAAATCGGTGATCGCGTTCCATATTTCAATCGTTTTGGCCTTTATCGTATCCCAGTTTAAATATATTGCCGTGGCTAATGCCACGATTGCCCCAATTGCCAAGCCCCAAGGATTGCCAACGGTAAGCGCAAGGAAAATCTTCCCGATTGCCGCGGCTCCCGCCACTAACGCCGGAATAAGCACGGCTGTTATTACGCCCGCTAAAATGGCAATCGCATTTTTATTTCTTTCAAACCAATTGCCAAGTTCTTCCATTTTTTTAATCCATTCCGGCAACTTATTTTGCGCAATATCAATCGCAATCTCTATAAATTGTTTTGCCCACTCAATAAATCTGGCACCCTCTCCGCGTAAAAATTGTTCCCAAGTATCTTGCAAATTTGACCACATACCGCCAAGCGTTTTTGATTGTTTGTCCATCAAATTTTCAAACCTGCCCCCTTCGCCGGTTAAGTTTTGCATCGCTTGTTGAACAACTGGAAATCCGATCTCGCCGGCACTTACCATTTCTTGAATTGCCGCCACCGGTTTATCCATAATTTTTGCCAACTCATCAAGCAACGGCACGCCTGCCTCGGTGAATTGTCTCAACTCCATACCGGTTAATTTTGTTGCCGCTTTTACCTGACCAAAAGCCAAAATCAAATTCGGTAGTTTATCCATACCGACACCAGCGGCAATATCACCCAATGCTCGTAAATTCGGCAAAACCTCTTCTTGCGTGAACCCATAGGCTAATAACTGCTTTGATGATTGCTCCAATCCTTTTAATTCAAACGGCGTCCTTGCCGCAAAATCCACCAAATCCTTATAAAATGAAGCCGCTTTTTCCGCACTCCCAAGCATTGTCTCAAACGCGATAATTGTTTGCTCTTGGTTTGCCGCCGCTTTTAATGCGGTAAGCCCAAAAGCACCGGCCGCCGCACCAGCAACCGCAAAGCCGGCTGCGACATCCTTTGAAGCGTCAACAGCATCCCCCCAAGATTTTTTCATCTTTTCCGCCGATGATTGAAGCGATGAAAGCTGGTTCTCAACATCTCTCAACGCTTGCTTTGCGTTGTTCTGCGCGGTTATAATGAATTGTAGTGTTTGGTCGGCCATATTTGCTTAATTATTGGTTTTGTTGTAAGGTCTAGTATTTAACAAAAATATATGGAAAACAATTTAAAATATCAGCGTATTTGGGATAAAGTTTTGTCAAATGGAGAAGAGGTAAAATATGAATTTTCTATCAGTGATAAATATCTCAAATTTTTACTTGTCACCGGAATTCTGTTATCAATCCCTTTTATGTTTGTTTTTGGGATTGGATTTTTATTGTTAGGTTTTTACCTTTTTTATTGTCTATACTATGCGAAGGTTGCCAACGCCTATGCTTTCACCAATAAAAGGATTTTAATTCACCGCGGCTGGTTAAATACTTCACTTGTTAGCGTTGATTATCATAAAATTACCGATGTATTTGTTATTGAAAACTTTCTTGACCGAATCTTTTACAAGTCAGGCCATCTTGCAATCAACACCGCCGGAACCGATAATCACGAAATAATTCTGAAAAATATCGCCACTCCATACGAAATCAAGAAAATCCTTGATTCATTAAAATAATGTTTAATTTTTAATAAAATATATGGAAAAAAAACAATGGAAGGATTTATCTAAAACGGAAAAGTGGGTTGGTTCAATATCTTTGGTCGTATTCGTCATTTTAATAATTTCATTTTTCGGCGGGTCGGATTCTTCATCAAGCAGTCAAAATAATTCAAAAGAAGAACGGGAAGAAATAAATCTTGAAATTACAAAGAATGGATATGGTGATATTTTTGTAAGGGTTTTAAACGATATCGATTGGTCTGATTGCCACTATGAAATCAATGGAAAATTTAAACTTAACGGATCATACAAACTCTTTTCCCAAAAAACTTTAACTGCCGATGGGGTTGACGGGCAAAGTATCGCGACAAGACTTTTCACGGACAAAGATGGTCTAAAATTCAATCCTGATATTTATGAAGTAAATGTCTTCTCCGGTTCTTGCCAAGAGCCATATTACAGTTTTTTCTATTACGAAAAATAATTTAATCTATGTCTAAAAATCTATCTTTGTTTTGCATATCTTTGATTTTCTCTCTGGTTTTCTTTACTTTCATTGATTTTGTTAAGGCAAGATAACAATGAAATCTGTTGCCTACTACCAGCGCAAATCTCTTGAAAGAATGCGCAACCAAGGCATCAAGAAGGTTGAATGGATTGCCACGCTTGATGATCGTGTCTGCAATGATTGCCTGATACGCGACGGCGAAATATTTGACATTGATTCTGCTCCCGAAATTCCCGCTCATAAAGGATGCCGCTGTTGCTATGCTCCTGTTGTTGACTTCCCACCGCCTCTTTAAATGAGGCGGTTATTTTTTACTCGTCCTTTCTTGATTCCTCCGCGTCAATATCCAATTTGTCTTTTAAAAGGTCAACAAACCATTCCGGCTGATTCTGGTATTCTTCATAAGTCCATCCAAGCTCTTGACATATCGCCACAACCTGCATTTCTGGCGTTAATTTGCCGAGGCGATACCACCGGCGGGCGTCGCGTCGGCTTTCATAAAATCCTTGCCGCTGATAATTTTATCTATCTCATCAAGGACAAACTGGCCGTCATCCTGATCCATCCCCATCACCGCATCGTAAAGTTTATCCGTCTTGCCTCCAACTGAAATAACAACGCGCTCAATCCCCGCTTTCATTGTTTCGTCGGAAGCATCGCCGGCATCAAGCTCTCCCTTTTGCAACCCGTCCGAATCAACGGTCAATTTAATGCTTTTGTATGGTCTTTGAATCGCAATCTTGTCGCCGATTGTGATTGATGATTTCATCTCAACCTCAATCCCTCCCGGCGTTATTATTTTTTTTGTCTCCATATTTTTATTGAGGCGGGCGATGTGATACCGCCCGCCTCGGTTAAAATTAAGATTCGCTCAAATACTCTTCCACGGAATTGACCGTCTCAATGGTAATCACTTCTTCCTCGCCGCTCTCGTCGCTTTCTTCGGCGACAAATTCAATTGATTCCATCGTTGCGTTCCCCAAAGAACCGCCGTCCTCGGCCCAAATTCTTCAATTCTGAATTGAGGAATGGTAATGGTGTATGCTGTACGCCATCACTGCCGGTAAGCGTCAAGACCATCGCTTGTTTGGTCAAACCTTCTAAATATCTCGCGCTGGTCGGTGGATTCAAACAAAAGCTTGAAACTTCCCGAAATCTTCGCTTCTTTGGCGATAAAGCGGTCAACATCGTTGCTTCCGGGCGCGTATTTGGCTTCAACATTGTTTTCAATTTTTAATGAAAACTCCTGCACCTTGAATGTTTCCGAATCAATCTTCAATGACGCGTTTTTGAAAGTGTAGAGTTTCAGCGCTGTTTTCGTTGCCGTTCGCGCTTGCGTTGTCGGATATTTTGACAACAAATCAATCGTTGCCTTGACAACATCGTCGGCAAACGAAAGCTCCATTGAATTAACGACAGCATTGGAAAACTGACGGCTGTCAACAACGCGTCCTCGCCAGATTGTGGCCGTAAGCGGGTCGTTGCCTCCCGTTAAAACCGAGGTGTGCTTGTAATCATCGCCGCTCACTTCGCTTGATATTGAATTAAGTGCCAGCGCCGCAAAATAGGGGAAAATGGTCGGGTCAACGCAAATCTCAATTTTGCCTTCCCCTGATTTCTTGCCCTCCACCGGCGCCGGGCCTTCCGCATAGCGCGAACCGCGCGCCTGCGTGTCGCCGATTATGGCCATCTTCTCGGCCAGCGTGCACTCCAAAAACTGAAAGTAATGAGTCGGGGCGACCGCTGTCCCCGCCGTTTCTTCTAACGCAATTCCCGCCGTTTGGCGTCTTTTAATTGAACTTGACATGTGTTTTTTTGTTATTTTTTATATTGATACTTCTTCCAAAAATTCCACTTCAAGAGAAACCTCGACTTGGATTCTCGTGCCCCCGTCAACATATGTTTTTTTGGCTGACAATGGCAAAACCCTTAATACGCCCGAAACTCCCAAATCATTATTGGCGCGGAAAAGATTTTCAATTTTATATGTTCTGTCATCGCTCGTTGATTCCGCCCCGGCACGCGTTTTGAACTTTTTCCAATTTTTCCTGCAAAAGATAAATCTTATATGTCGCGCGCACGCGATCCTAGCACGTTGGTGATAATTTCTGATTCGTTGCTTTCCCAAACAACGAAANTATACGGGTAGCCGGAGTCTTTATTGGATTCTGGCTCCGGATAAGAATAAACCGCTTTAATCCCTTCAAGGCCATTCAACAATCCGATAATGGCAGTTTTGATCGTGTTAATCATTAAAATAAAAGAGGCGAACCCCGCCGCATTTCTGCGGTAGGATTCGCCCCGTGTTTTGGTTAGCGAACAAAAACTATTCAGTTTTGTTCATTATAGCATTGATTAAAAAGCAATCAAGTGGTATAGTGGCCGATTATGCCCAAAAAGAAACTGCCCCACAAAAGTTTTGAATTCACGATTGACAATAACAACATTGAATTCATCATTGAGAAAGTCTTTGAAGACAATCCCGAAATGATAAAAAAACTCAAAGCAAAACTTCACCAAAGCGGCGACATCAAATCAAATAAGCCACCGTTTTTTCTTTAAAAAGTTTCTTTCAAGCTCTCTTTTGGTTTGCCACACGCCCCAATTCATAATCGCGTTGCGAATAAACGGCCGCGATTTCATCCGGCGCGTGCCCTCGTGAACATAGGGCGCGTAGTGAACCGGGTCCTCAATAATACCCCGAACATTTCCGGGTGCTTTTTCAACGCGATAATGGATTCCGGATCGCAACCGGCCGGTGTCAACCGGAGAAAGCTTTTTTGACCGGCCGGAGATTTCCGGCAATATCTTATTAAAGACTTCTGCGATGTTGTTGTCCGTCGTTTCGGGGTATTTGGCCAACATATCAATAGCCTCGTCAAGCCATTTTATATCTATCTTATAACTGAACATTTTATTGTTTTTTGGTTATCGTCAACTGCAAATGCGAATCGCCGATAAGCGAATACCGCCGCACTCCGCTCACCTCGTATTCATCAAGGCCATCAACAATCCGGTCTTTTTCCGTAATATCGCAATCCCCGCAAAACATCCGGTAATCCTTCTCATAGCCCCCGTTAAGGCTTTCGCGGTAGGAATCATCCAGCGGCTGGATATTGCACGCCACGGCGGTTAAATGAACCGCGTAGCTCTCGGTGTCAATGTCGTCCGGACTTTCATCGTCGGAAAGCCGGTAGACATCAACTATTTTGTCAAATAATGATTCAATCATACCTCCATCATCCTTTGGTATTTGGCCAGGATGTTTTTAATGCTTTCAAAATCGTTGCTTTGCTTTCCATCTTTAAAATCAACCTTGTATTCGCCCATTGTGATTGATTTCACCTCTCCGCCGGTGTCCGCGGCGTTATTGATAATTCCGGCCACCAGCACCGTGCAAGCGAATTTGATGTCTTCGGGAACTGCCGCGGAATATCCCCATTTTGCCGTTATTGCCACATTCTGCCGGCCGCGGGTGAACCTCTGATATTCCATCGCGATCTCCGTTTTTGGCGTGCCATTGGCCGGATAAGCGAAATAATCGCCTTCCTCAACTTCCGTGTCGTCAATTTCCACTTTGGCGATTTCCACGCAATCGTCAATGAATATATTGCGGTCGCCATCGCCATCATAAAGTTTTTCCGTCGCGGTGGTGTCGGCTTTAAAATTGCGTCCGGTTTCTTTGTCAATATAATTTTCCATCGCTTCAATCCACGCCTCAACTTGCGCGTCCATTGTCGCGTCAATTTCGGTCAATAAATAGTTTTCAATGTCTTCTTTGGTGCAATATCCTTTCATAGTTTTTTTAATTACATTTTTTATATGGACTGGTTTTACGAGTGTATGGGCTTGTCTTTTTGCTATATGGACTTGTTTTGCGGGTGTAGGTTTTGCACAACCACTCCGTCCACCTCGCCCTTATCTTTTCGCTTCCCACTCCGCTGTCGGCAAGCAAAATGTTTGCCAAAACTTTTGCGACATCCACGCCAATCGCGCTGTCGCTCTCGGCAATCCTTATCAACATATTTACCGCGTCATCGCCACTGCCTAAATCCTTGATTGAGATTTGCTTCAAGATAACGGCCACTTGGTCGCTTCCCGCGCCTTCATCGGCGACAAATTTTTCCAATCCCCCCGCCTTTACTTCATCCGTGCCGATTCCCGCCTCTTGGATTATTGTTTGCACGATCAACGATAACGCTTCGCTTCCCGCCCCTGCGTCTTGGATTGAGGCTTTAATGGCTACATTTACCGCCTCAACGCCCGCGCCATTGTCTTGCACCGCCAACCTTGCCAAAACCCGCAAAACATCGCTTCCCTGCCCGTTATCCGCGACAAACATCCGATTTACCACTTCAATACTTTCCGTCGCCGTCGCCAACTCATTTACGGCAATTTGGGCGATTAAATTTATCGCTTCCGTGCCAAATCCGCTCTCTTGGATAAATTTGATTTCGCCCGCAACTTTAACTTCTTCACTCGCGATCCCGCTATCGTCAACCAATACCGCCGATAGAATTTTGGCGATGTCAACACCTGCCCCGCTGTCCTGTGCGTATATCATCATCAAGATATTCACCAGCTCTGCGCCTATGCCGCCGTCTTGAACTAAAACATTTCTGATAACGGAAACAATGTCGCTCCCGCTTCCGGCGTCTTGCAAAATCAAACGGCTCAAAACATTGACTGTGTCGCTTCCGCTGGCAGTTTCCAAAACAGACAACAATGTTTTAATCGCCACGCTTTCGCTGGCCGTGCCAATATCGGAAACAATAATATCCGCAAGAACGGAAATTGCGTCATTCCCGCTGGCAGTTTCCGAAATTCCAATTTTAACCCCGCCCGAAACGCTGTCGCTACCGCTTCCGGCGTCTTGGATTGCGAGATTTACTAAAACGGCAATCGCTTCGTTGGCAACTCCGCTGTCATTCACCGATAAATATGTCAATGTGGACAATGCCTCATTCCCCATCCCGCTATCGGAAACGGCAATCTTGGCCAATGCCTGCACCGCCTCGCTCCCCGCGCCAGTGTCCGTTAAAGCGATATTTGCCAGCACCTTGATTGCGTCCGCGCCATTCCCGCTGTCGCTCATCGCAAGGTTCGTCAAAATGCCGACAATCTCATTCCCGCTCCCGCTATCAGCGATGATCGCGCGGATTACCAAAGAAAGCACCTCTGTTCCACTCCCGCTGTCAAGAATTGATTTAATCTGTTTTAATGAAACGCTGTCAGTCCCGCTCCCGCTGTCCGTTTGCGTCAATGAATTTTTAATTGCTGGAGTTGCGTCAACACCACTTCCGCTGTCGGATAAACCGACCAAAACCCTAACTGAAACGCTATCCGCACCGCTTCCGCTGTCGGTAACATCTTTTGCCGTCCCCCCTCCCCCCGCACTCGGCATAAAGGCTACCCCGCTCAAGCCCGATACTCCGCTCAAAGTATATGTCGCCGCCAAAGACACACTGCCGGGGGTGGTGTGGTTGAGGAGGGTGAAGTAGGGGGAGGCGTAGTACGCAACCGCGATATAATTGCCATCGGGAGAGAACGCAGTGCCATAACCAGTGCTCGGCAAAGCATAAGTCGCCGCCAAAGACACACTGCCGGGGGTGGTGTGGTTGAGGAGGGTGAAGTAGGGGGAG